CGCCGTCCATAATGGCGTCCAAGCAGTCGCTCATAGCTTTACTTGTATTTTCAAATCTGCAATAACTCATATTCATAGTGGTCAGTGGAGGAATCGAACCTCCATTGTTTTCAACACGAGATCTACCGTGTTTCCTGTATTGTGCTACGTTCCGAAGAACCGAACCACCCATACCTGACCTGCGGTGTTACTCATAGGTGATCAAACCTAACTAGTTACCGCTGCGTTATCAGTGAATCTCCTAGGATAAATAATAACGCTTATATATTTTTTAGCATCGTGCCATAACCTCGGCGTTCTGTTAACTTACGAATGCGTTTCGCTTGTTCCTTCGGCATAATTTGAATGGTGTTGCCGGTTTTGTGGTAGGTTAAACTAATACAACCATAAGGTTGGGTGGTTGAACAAGCTACACACGTCTTATAACCTAAGTTAACACGCGCTTGAGGTATATTTCTTCCGCATTTACATATCATACATTTATTATCCAATAGTGATCGTATTTAGTTTGCAATTTTATTAGTTAGTGTTGCTACACCCATTTTAATTGCCACTCTTTTAGCTACAGCTTTCATTAATGTATGTTGTACTTTATTTGGTTGATTAAGTTTGTAACCGTCTAGTGACCAGTGACATACTCTTTCAATGTCTTTGATAATTTCTTTAGCATTTTCTTCTGCTAAATGCTCAAATTCTTCAATACTTAGTTTACTTAGCATAATTTTTTAAGTAATAGTTTAACATATAGTTTAGACTTACCATCATATTTAGATGTTTTTCGTACGCCATTTGCATATACTGTCTGGTTTCCATCCAGCTTTTCTTGCCATCGCTGCGCATTACAGTATATTTATGCAGCCTACTATATCTTCTATTTACAGGGTAAGGACAGTACGCGCCGTTAAGTTTTCTTACCATACCTGACTTATAAACCGCCATACGTAGTTTAGTTTTAGGTAATCTGTGCGCACCATTGTACGCTATCATTTGTTTACTGAAGCAACTAACAGGAAACTCGAAAGCTCGAGTGCCATTTAGTGCTTGTCTTCGCGTAGTTACTTCACGTATATCATAACGTAGTAACATATTTCTAGCAAAAGCATCTTGTAGTGCTCGCTGTTCTTTGTAGTAATTATTTATTGTTCCAGCCATTTCTGTATTTAATTTTAAAGTAATCTTTTATTTCATTGCCGTTTTCGTCATATACAGCGACAGCGTCGCCAAATAACTCGTACATATCTTTTTCTGTTGTACCTTTGCCACACTTTATGGTTGAGTACGCGTTATATTTTATATTCATAATAGTATTATCCGTTAGTGTTCGTATTAATATTGTATTCTACATATTCTTGGTAATCTTCTATTGTTACCCACTTGTCTATTTCATCAAGGTAAATCATGCCATCAATTACTTTCATAAGTAGACACCAAAATCAGTTAAACCTCTTGTTAAGGCGAAATATAATCCACCAATTACACCGTACATAGCGGTGCCACCTAGTATTATTTTTACAGTAATGTCAATCACTGTATGTGTAAATTTTCTATTCATATTATTAAAAGTGAAAAATAAGTTAGTAATGTTAGTGCTAGTAAGAATAATATATTCTCAATTAGCTCGCGTATATTTATATTCATAGTTCTCTTGTGGGTAATCGAAACCCACCTCTGCTCCAAGAAGAGATGGTAATCACTACTGTTATTGTAGTGACTTACCTCTTAATACTACTGGTATATTATTAGTAGCAGTGTACGACTTATACTTTAACCAACATGGTAATTTAGTTAAGTTGTCTTTCATTATTGAGAAAACTTTATCGTGGTTGTACGTAATTTCGTGACCATCTTTGTTAGTAAAAGTTATATTAGTGTTTGTATTAAGTAAACTTTTTCTTATTACAAATCTTTTAGAAGTTATAGTATTCATAGTTGTATTATGTTTAAGTGTTATAGTATATTTATATTATCCAAATAGTTTCGTAATTAGTTTGTAAAAGTAGTGAGTTTGTTTACTAATAAAAAATAGTTTAGTAGTATTGCCGCCACACTCTTCTTTTCTCATACTAATTCTAAAAAGTTGAAACATTTTTCTAAATTTTATTTTCATATATAGTATCCATAGTGAAGCGTAGTGAGTTTGTAAAAATGTAAAAATGTCAAAATGTATGACAAAATGACATGGGGGCTAGTAAAATAGTATTGAGTTTAGTATTACAAAGTGTATACGTATATATAGTGGCAACACTACACTTCATTATATCTCAACATAAAATAGTGACAATAGCCTATATAATCCTAATAGTAAGGGGCTAATGTCACACTGTAAATTTCTTCTATAATATGTAATTATAAAAACATAGTCGACTTAAAACAATTAACATGAAAAAGAATAAAAAACAAATGCCATTGCAAAATGGTGAAGAACTTAAACCAATCATGATAAAACCTAACATGGGAAGAATGATCAAGCCTATGGCTAAATTCCCTGATTTATCTGGTGATGGTAAAGTAACACAAAAAGATATATTAATGGGTAGAGGTGTTATTAAAAAGCCTAAAGTACAAAACGCAAAAGCTGTTATAATGAGAGGCGTAACAGCAGAAGATCAACCTACTGATCCACTAAAAGATATACAACAAAGAGTAGTTGATCTCGGTAGAACAGCACGAAAAACTAGAGATCCTAAAGAAAGAGAAACAGCAATGGGTTTAAGAAAAGCTGCAATTATAGAAAGAGATAACTTATTGCACGCAAGACAACAAGACGCAAGGAAAAGAGGTGGTATGGATGCTCTTAGATCAAAAAAAGAAGACGATATGAAGAAAATATCAGGTGTAAAGCCTAGTATGCAAAAACAAAAAACAAATAAAACAAAACCTACTATGATAAAGAAGAAAGCAAAAATGATGAAAAAACCTAAGCTAGGTAAAAAGCCTAAGCTAGGTAAGAAACCTTCAATGATGAAAAAGCCTAAACTTGGTAAGAAACCAACTATGGCAAAAAAGCCTAAAATGGGTCATAAAAAACCTAAGATGGGCCACAAAAAGAAATAGGTTATATTTTATAACCATTTTGTTTAACCAATTAAAACCAATACTATGACGTATTTTTATAGAACCTACTCGTGGTCATCACAAGGTGATAATCAAGGAGTATCCGAAAATACCATTAATCTTTGGAAACATCTTGCAGATAAAAAGAACTGGAGGATAGTCCAATTACCTAATGGATACTTTCAAACCGAATACCAAGACATCGAAAAAGATACTTGGTATGATGTTACAAGACGTGAAACTATGGAGAGTGCCGAAGCTGCTATTGATGGTAGCATCGAGCATTACGAAAAAAGGCTAGACTTTTTAAAAGGGCCTAAAGTAGTAAAAACGTTTAAATAATCATAAACACTAAAATTAAATTTAATGGAATATAATAATCCGACTGAGATCGTAAAGGATCTTAATTTTGGTGACATCGCCAAAAATCAAATTGTAGCTGGAGTAGATAAATTAGCTTCAGCGGTAAAATCTACCCTTGGCGCGTCAGGTAAATGTGTTATTTACGAAGACGCTAGGGGTAAACCGGTGATTACAAAAGACGGGGTAACGGTAGCGGAATCCGTTGTCTTATATGATCCGGTTGAAAACATAGGTGCTACACTAATTAAAGAGGCATCTAAAAATACAGTGAAAGAAGCAGGTGACGGTACTACTACAGCTATCGTGCTTGCTCAATCACTATTAAACAACATAAATAATGATAAAGCTGTTAAACAAAATAATTGTTCTATTAGAGAAGTTAAAGAAGGCGTTAAAACAGGGTTGGTCAAAGTTAATAAATATCTTGATAAGTCCAGTATTGAAGTTAAAGGCGATCTTCTTAAACACGTCAGCTCAATATCTTGCAATAACGATACAGAGCTTGGAAAAATTATATCAGAAGCTTACGAAAAAGTAGGTACTAACGGTGTTGTTTTAATGGAAGAAAGCAATACAGAAGAAACTTACATGGATATTGTTGACGGTGTGCAAATTGATTGTGGTTTAACATCACCTCATTTTGTTACAGATAAAGAAAAACAACGATGTGAGTTAGATAATCCGTTAGTTTTAATAGTCTCATCAGAAATACCTAATGTAAGACGTATACAAAACATCTTAGAACACATAATTAAAAACAAAAGATCGTTATTAATTATGGCTCCTGTAGCTCAGCAGTTAAAAACTGCACTATTAATGAATAAAGTTAAGGGAAATATAAATGTTAATATAGTCGACTTGCCAGGATTTGGCAATACTAAGCAAGATACTATAGAAGATCTTGCAATTATAACAGGAGCAAAGGTAATAAACGAAGAATTAGGCGATGATTTAGAATTAATCAAGCCTGATTGTTTAGGAGAAGTAGTAAAATCTGTTACTGATGACAAAAATACAGTGTTAACTGTTAATATGTCTAAAAATGTGGTTGAAGAACGTATTAATTCTGTAAGAAAACTAATACAAGAAGAGAAAAACGGATTTTTAAAAGAAAAACTACAGCAAAGACTTGCAATTTTAAGTGGATCAGTTGGTATTGTGTTTGTAGGTGCTAACTCTGCGGTTGAATTAAAGGAAAAAAAGGACAGAGTTGATGATGCGATCTACGCAACTAAGGCAGCTTTGCAAGAAGGTATAGTTTCTGGCGGCGGTATTGCGCTTTTAAACGCAGCAAACACGCTAAAGCCAGACAATATTGGCGAGAAAATTTTATTTGAAGCTATAAAATCGCCATTTAAAACAATATTAGCCAATGCAGGTATAGAAAATTACAAAATACCTACAAAAATTGGCTACGGTTACAACGTAATTACGGGTAAAGTAGTAGATATGGTAGAAACAGGTATCATTGACCCGGTTTTAGTTACAAAAACGGCGTTAAAAAACGCCATTAGCGTTGTAAATACAATAGTTTCTGCAGATTGTGTAATATCTAACATGAGGTTGATTGATGAGAGCGATAAATAATTACCTAGTTGTAGAAAAAAAGAAAGGTGAACCCCAAAAAGTTGCTGGGTTAATAGTAAATGAAGCAACCGATGTAGATAATAGATACATTAAAGCAACAATAATAACAAAAGGTAACTTAGTAGAGGGCGTTGAAACAGGTGATGTTGTGTATTATGATAAACATGCGGGACATGGTATACAATGGGACGATAAACTTTACCACGTTATAAGGGTTCATGATATTGTTTTAGTCGAATGAGACTAAGTGCTTCAGATATACGCGAAGTAAAACTACTTAAGTATTATAGGCTCATTAGAAAATGGGCCTGTAAAACTTATAATTTAAAAGATGCAGACTTAGAGCTGCTTATTTATTTAGACTGTAAAAATAGATTTACGCGTAATGAATTTATAGACGGTACGTATACGTACTCTTGGGACAAACAACGTTGGGAGCGTTTACGTAAAGCAGGTTGGATAGAAGTGTGGAGACATAGAAACAGAACAACTATAAAGTACAGTATATTTAAAACATCATTTAAATGTTCTCAGTTAATAAGTAGAATATACCGTATAATGTTAGGTGAAGAAGATTTACCTACATCTAATAGAAGTAAATTTTATAACAACAAAACATATACAGATAAAGTCTTCAATAAAGCTATTGATGACATGATAAACGATAACGACAGATAATGGCATTTAAACTTAAACCAATAAACGAAGTATTAAAATTAGATCCTGCATCTAAAAACGGTGAACTAATCAAGTACACTGACAACATGCCTGATAACGTAGCTGGTTACGTTGATATGAACAAAACAATATTTATAAATGATAACATGTCTAAAGCAATGAAGCGTAAAGCTTTAAAACATGAGAAGGTACATATTGATCAAATTAAAAAAGGTAGATTAGCTTTTGATGATAATAACTATGTCTTTGACGGTAAGGTATATGATATAGATAAACTAGATTTAGAAAGTAAAAAGCTACCGTGGGAAAAAGAAGCATATGAATAAGATATTAGGAAAATTATTTGGCGGGGCAGCTGGAAGCTTTATAGAAAAAATAGCTAGCGTTGCAGATAAATTTATAACAACAGGTGCAGAGAAGCAAGCGTTTCAAAAAGAAATGACAAAGATCTTAATTGACGCTGAAGCTGAAATGCAAAAAAATGTAACAGAAAGATGGAAAGCAGATTTAGAACATGGAAACTGGTTAACGCGTTCGGTGAGACCGCTTGTACTTGTTTTCCTTATTGTGTCAACTGTCCTCATGGTTTTTGTGGATAGTGGGTCAGTTGATTTTAACGTCGAGCAGAAGTGGACAGATCTACTTCAGCTGGTGTTGATCACTGTAATCGGAGCCTATTTCGGCGGTCGTAGTTTTGAAAAGTTTAATAAAAAATAAATATGGCTAGAATTAGTACATACCAGAGTGATACCTCTGTAGAAAAAGACGATAAGTTTTTAGGTTCCAATTTTGGTGGTACTACAAAAAACTTTGCTGTACAAGATATAGCTAGGTTTTTATCTAACACTAACGCTGTAAATATAGCAGGTCAGTTTACTTATCAGTATAAAGATCAAACGCCTTATGGTAATGGTACTATGCGCGTTAGTTTTTCTAGCGGCGCTACATTTCAAAATGCTGGATCAATAAAAATAAGTAAATTTATTTACGGCGAAACTGTTAACTCATCTGAAAACATATTAGACGTATTAAGTAACAGACAAATATTAATAACAGAAATAGGTGATCAAGATAATTATGGTGTATACAACACTGCAACATTAACACAAGATAGTTCTGAAACAGATTTTTATAATCTGTCTTTATCTACACCAACAAAGTTCAATGGATCATTTACAAATGAAAAATTTTATGCAATAATATCTATTGGTGATGGTAGTGCAGGCGCGGATAAACACGCAGCGTTAACATTTACATCAAGCAGCTTTGCTAGCACAACAGATTCAGATGGCAACGTTACGCACTTAACTGAAAGCATTAATGGTTCTACTATGAAGTATGTAGACTTTCAACACGATTTAGCTAAGAGACCTAGTATAACTGTGGCAGAATCAGGATCACCAGAACAAGTGGCACACGTGCCTGTTAAATATATAAACGATAATAAAGTAAGGGTTTACTTTACTGGAACAACTAGCGGAAAAATATACGCGAACTAAGAAATTAAAAATTATAAACAACTACAACTATGGCAATACCGTTTCTTTCAAATATTGATATGAATAAAAACGAGATACAAAATCTCGTTCTTCATTCGCAAACATCAGACCCAACTGGATCAGAAGGTCAAATTTATTATAATTCTAATACAAATAAAGTATTAGTACACAATGGCAGTAGCTTCATAAACATTAGTGGAGATATAGCTAGTGTAACATTAACAGGTGGCGATGGTGTTTCAATACCATCACAGCCTACTGATTCAGATGGTAACTATACAGCTACAATAAATGCAGACTTAAAAGCCAATGGTGGTCTTGTAATTGAGTCAGCAAAAATTGCCGTAGATTTAGGTGCATCATCAATAACAGGAACATTAGCAGTTGCTGATGGTGGTACTGGTGTAACTTCAAAAACTGGTACAGGAAGTGTAGTGCTTTCTAACTCACCTACATTAGTAACGCCAGCGTTAGGTACACCAAGCGCATTAGTAGGAACAAACATTACTGGAACTGCTGCTAGTTTAACAGCTGGTAAAGTCACTGTAACAGAAACAACATCAGGTTCTGGAGATTTTAATATAGTTTACCATGATGGTAGTAATGGTTTACTTGATGAAGAAGCTAGTACGTTCTTTTATACGCCATCTACAGAAACATTAACCGTTAAAAATCTTAATGTAACAGTTAAAACAACACAAAAAGATGTTGAAGTAATTAACACTTCTGGTGGTATAATTTTTGAAGGTGATACAAATGATGATCACGAGACAACGTTAGATGTTATAAATCCAACTGCAGATAGAACAATTAATTTACCAAATAAAAGTGGTACTGTAGCGATGACCAGTGATTTAGTTGCTAATGAAAAAGTAACTAAATTATTATCAGGTGACGGTTCAAATACAACTTATACAATAGATCACGGCTTTGGAACAAACCACGTTATGACTCAAGTGCTTCATTATGGTAATGCGGGAAGTGGAGCTACTTATGATGTTGTTTATGTCGAAGTACAAGCCGGTAGTGATACTGATAAAATAGATGTAATATTTGGAACCGCTCCAACTACAAGTGAAGATTATCTTGTATTAGTTAGCAAGTTCCCTGCTGCATCTTAATAGACAAAACTAAAATAAAATATGGCACAAAATTTCTTATCCGATATTAAGCTTGGAGACAATATCTATATACGCCTTGGCGATGCCACTGATGGTGATCTTCAATTATATCATGGTGGTTTGCATAGTTTTATTGATAATCAAACTGGCAATTTATATATAAGAAATTTTTCAGATGATAAAAACATACATTTTCAGACAGACGATGGTAGTGGTGCTGTAACTGATTATATAGTTATACATGGCCAAGAAAACATCGTAAAATTCCAAGAACATAGTAGACACTTAGATAATAAAGAGGCAAGATTTGGTACAGGCTCAGACCTAAAAATATATCATGAAAACTCAACTGGTCATAGTTATATAAAAGAAGCAGGAACCGGTGATTTAAGAGTTTTAACTTCACGATTTGTTCTTAATAATGCAGCGGATACTGAAAATATGTTCAGAGCAACACAAAATGGTGCTGTAGAACTTTATTACGATGCGGTTAAGCAGCTAGAGACAGACACTAATGGTGTAGAAATTATTAATAACTTAGGTGTCGGAAGATTTCCTAGTCCTATTTATGGTATATATCAAGAATTTAATTCAACAGACGCTAATCAAGATAACAAGTTTGCATATTTTATTGATGGAAACTTTAGTGGCGCTGATAACACAGATGGTGATAGAGAACAAGGTGGTATAAGAATAGATATAGATTCTTCAGCGGATGGAGATGCTAGTGATGAACATAGGTTGTATGGTATATGGACGGATGTTAGGTTTACAGGTTACTCTGACTTAGTAAGAGCTGGATATTTTTATGCAGAAAATAATAATTCTACAGGCTCAGAGAAACAACAAGAAACTGTTGGTGTATATGCCTCCGCGGTTGGCGATGGAACAAATACCAACGCTGGAACAAATAATTTAAAAGCTGTACAGGGTCAAGCGTCAGTTCAAAATGTTGGCTATGTAGGCGCGTCTTATGGAGGGTTTTTTCAAAGTTTTTTAGCAGGAGTAAGAACAGCAGACGCTAATAATCTTGTAGGTGTAAGAGGTGAAGTAGAAATAGATTCTTCAAGTAGCATAACACTAGGCAATGCTAGAGCTGTACAAGCTGTAATAGATGTAGATAATACAACACCTACAATAACAAATTCATTTTTATATCACGGTACATACGAAGGTGATACATCAAGCATCACAAATAGATACGGTCTCTTTATACAACATGCAGCAATAAATAGAATAGATGGCACGCTTGGTATAGCTGGTTCTTTACCTGTATCGACAAGTGCTTTAACTATAAAATCAACATCAGCAAGTTCACAACAATCAGCAATAGATATTATACAAAATGGTGGTACTAACTCTATTATACGTATGGGTGAAAAATCTACAGATGGTGGTAGGTTTCATATGTTTGATGGTGGTACAGAAAAAATTGCTTTCTATACAGACGGTACTGATAATCATATTTCTGCTGGAAACTTAGGAATTGGAACGGAAAACCCTGCGAGACCTTTAGAAGTAAATTCAAGTCAAATTTCCGCAAGGTTTACATCATCATCTACTGATTCACAAATAGAATTAGTTGATAGTGGTGGTACAGCAGTTCTTGGTAGCTCTAGTGGTGCTTTTTTAGTACAAACTGGTAGCCAAACAAGGTTAACTATATCGACTAGTGGCAATGCAACGTTTGCAGGAACAGTAACAGCTAATGGTACTACACTAACTGGCAACACTGGTACAGTAACAGGTACTGGTACTAACAATAGAATAGCTATTTGGAATGGTACAACAGCAATAGACTCTGATTCAGATTTTTATGTGGATGGTGATACAATATTTACTACAAATTTAGAAGCCTCTGGAAATGTAGTTGTTGCTGGTAATTTACAAGTTAATGGAACTACAACTACAGTTAATCAAACGAACTTAGATGTAGCAGATAATATTATAGGTTTAAATAGAGGTTTAACTGGCACTAATGCTAACGACTCTGGTATTATAATTGAAAGAGGTTCAAGTGGTGATAACGCTGCTTTTGTTTGGGATGAGTCAATAGGATATTTTTCTTTTGGTACTACACAAAAAACACCATCTGCTACAGGAGCTGTAGCTAACGAATCTGACTGGACTTGGAAACCTATTAAAGCAAGCGGTGCTGTTTTTACAGGAAGTATAACATCTGGCGCAATAACAGCAAGTGGTGATATAACCTTAGATGATAATTCTGGAGCATCTCCATCACTATATCTTTATAATGGTGATAATAATTATTGGAGAATATTTAATGGTAGTAGTTTAGATTTAACATTTAGAGTTGGTACTGTTACAAAGTTTAGCATTGATTCTTCTGGTGATGCAACTTTAAGCGATGGTACAGCTAAAAAACTTTCCATATTAGCATCTACACACGACACAAATACAGCAAATACAGCAACATTAGAATTAGGATACGGACACTCTGGTGGCACTGGCGTTGGTAATATAGTATTAACAGAAGATGCTAACAATAGTTTTGGCGCAGATATGACGTTTGGTGTACCTCACAATAATGGTAGTGGTGGTAGTTCAACAAGAACAGCATTAACTTTAGATGGTGGTACTTTAGCAGCAACTTTTGAAGGTAAAGTACAGTTAAACCAGGTGCCCGGAGCGTTTACACTAAATGAAAATACAGGTGTAAAACTTGCTATTGTAGGAGATGGCGGTGATAATAATGATGGTTTAATCATAACAAGAGCCAGGGGTAATCAAAACCAATTAGACCAGTTTATAAATATATACAACGATGGTACTTCAACATTTGTAACTTCAGGAGGTACTTCAGCTCATGGTACTTTTGATTTTAGATCTACTACAGATAAAGGTGATACTTCTGTAAGTAGGTTGTCAATTAATGCTTCTGGAAATGCAACTTTTGCAAACCTTGTAACTTTAGGACCAGGAACAACAGGTTCTCCTTATGATTCAACAACATTTTTACATGTTAAAGGTACTACAAGATCAATTGTACAACAATCAAGTACAACTGATGCTTATTATATGTTTGGTGATGCTGCAGCTAATAACGTCGGTTGGTTTGGTTATAACCACACATCTGGCAACGCAAATATACAAGCTGAAAATACTATAACTTTATATAAACCAACAAATGTAGTTGGTACTTTTGCAGCTAGCGATGACTTTACTCTTGATAATTCTTCGCCAGAAATGTATTTTAAAACTGGGTCTACTCACTATAACTGGATGATAGCAGCTCAAGAAAACGTAGATACAGCTTTAGAATTTACACCATCTAATGCAGTTGGTGCTACTGGAACACACGATACTCCAGCTTTAACTTTATATGCTAATAGAAACGCAACTTTTGCAGGGGATGTAAGAATAAATGGTAATGACTTAGAATTTAATGGTGCCGCTGCAAAAATATCAGGTACTAGCGGTGGTCAAATAAGTTTAAATTATAACACAACTTCAAATCAACCTTTAATTTGGTATGGTGGTGGTACATCAGAACAGTTTAAAGTTACAAACGCAGGTGTTGCAACTTTTGCAGGTGATGTAACAGCAACTGGCAATACACGGTTCATAAAAATAATTAATAATGCTAGTACTCCTGCAACTGCTATACAATTAGCATCAGATAGTACGGGTGATGGTCAATTAAGGGTAAATGACAGCACTGGTACAACAAAGATATTTTTCTACGGTGAGGCTAATAATGATAGTTATATAAATAACGGAGGAAATTTAGGATTAGGCACAAATCAACCACTAACCAATGCTGCTTATAATAAACTTTTACATATACACTCAAGTGGTGGTTTAGGTTCAGTTTTAAAATTAACTGATACAACTACTGGGGCTGCTGCCGCAGATGGTTTAGAAATAATTCAATATGCAGCTGATAGTTATTTATTAAACAGAGAAGATGGTGATATAAAATTTTATACAAATGGTAGTTTTAGAGGTCAATTTGATAATAGTGGTATTTTTGAAATAGAAAATGCTACCGCCTCTGGCACAGCTATGTACATTAAAAATACGACTAATTCAGTTGCAAATACAAAAACACTTATTGATTTTAGAGCACAAGCTAGTGATAATAGTCCTTTCTATGTGTCGGGTCAGATGGGTAGTAAAGCAGAAGGAACCTGGACAAGTACAAGTAGCACAAGAGACGCATCATTAATATTTAACACTGTATTAAATGGTAATAATGAACTTGCGTTAACATTAGCAAGTGATAAATCAGCAACTTTTGCAGGTAGTGTTACATCTACGTCACTTGCTACAACTGGTAGCACAGGAACTTTAAATTTATCTGCGCTAACTAACGTAATTACTATACCAAGTTTGCAAGATAATGGAACGTTTTTAAGTATAACACAAACTGGTAATGAACAGTGGTTATTTAAATGTGAGTCAATAGGTGGTGGTACAAAAGATTATGTTACTATAGGAGCATCAGGCGCCGCTGGTCAATTCCGTGTACATGAAGATGGTGGTATAAGTGCGCACGGTAATTCAGACACAGTGCCAGCAATAGAGATACACTCAGATAATACTCATGGCATGAGAATACTTCATAGAGCTACTGATGGAGATTTTAGTTTTGAACGTAGAGTAAGCGGTACAAATACAGAATTTTTAAGAATTGGTAGGTCAACTGGTAACGCGACTTTTGCAAGTGATATTACAGTTAATGGTGGTGATGTAAATGTAACAAAACAAAATGATGCTCCAATATTTGTGTTAACGCACGATGGTACAAATCCAGGAACAAGTGATCATCTTTGGCAAATAATGTCTTGGGTAGATTACAATGGAACCCATGAAAACTGGGGAAACATAACACATAGAACTACAAGTGATAGTGCAGTAAGAACTGAGTTATTATTTGATGTTAAATCACAAAGTGGTAATATACAAAATGCTTTAACACTACGAGGTGGTAGTGGAACACCAAACGCAACTTTTGGAGGTGATGTTACTTTAGCTGCTACAAAAAAATTATTTTTAGACGGTGGTGGTAATACATACATACAAGAAGTCGCTGGTGATGATATTGATATAGTAGCAGGTGGAAATCAATCAATAGAAATTAGAGGTATCAATACAAATTTTGGAGGTGATGTTACTTTAGCAGGCACAAAAAGTCTTATAACAAATTCAATATTGACAGCAAGTGGTGACTTAGATATCAAAACAGTATTGACCTCTAGAGATATTAGGATGTACGATGGTAATAATAAAGTTGCCGTTAGGGTTAAAGGTGATGGAACTGGAACAGACTTTAGAAACGCTGACACTAGATTTATATCTTTAAATTATGAAGATAGCGTTAACACTATAAAATCTCACGCAGGTTCACCTAATTTTGGAATTGAATCTTTAAATATAAAAGGTGATGTAATTAGATTTTATACTGACTATGATGCTAACGCGTTAAATGGTAATTTAACATTAACTTTAGACAGTAGCCATAATGCTACGTTTACTGGTATTGTAGGTATGGGCAGCACTGGTATTTATGCAGGCACTAACGCTCAATTAAACTTACCAAGTTATGCTTTAGCCATAAAAAACAACGTATCTGGTAGTGATAATAATTGGAGTTATGTAAGAAACACAGCAACTGGTAACCAAGCAAATTTAGAATTTACAACAGGAGTAGGAATATCTTTAACATTAAATCATGATAAATCTGCAACTTTTGCTGGTAATATACAAGCAGATTATCAATTATTAGGTAGAGCTTTTAGAGGCGCTAATAGAGGTGAATTACATCTTAATGGAACTGGCACTGATGATGTTGCTGAAATATTTTTTGGTCATGGTAGTGGTTACACAGAAAATAATATAAGATGGGCTATAAGTGATAGAGGCACTACAGATGGTAACTTAAAGTTTTATAGAGGTCCAGCTAATGGTGGTTTTCAAGAACAACTTACGTTACATAAAGATGGTTTAGCAACTTTTGCAGGAGCTGTAAATGTTTTTCCAAGTTCTTTAGGAGGCTCAACAGCCATGTCTGATGGCACGTTAATATTTGGAGCAGGTTCTACAAGTTATTATAGCTTTAGATTAGATTCAAATGCTGATTTACATTTAGATAAAGTTTTTGGTGGAACAAATGCTACCGTATTTAGTATAGATAGAAGCACTACAAATGGAGATATAACTTTTGCAGGTCAATTAAATTCAGGAAGATTATTTGTAGAACAATCAGGTGCTGACATGATTGACATGACACGTACAAGTGTTGGTACGTATAGACTAGCAATTTCTAGCACAGATAAATTTAGTGTATTTGATGTTGGAGCTAGTGCAGATAGATTAGTAATAGATTCATCAGGTAAGGTTGGTATTGGAACTGATACTCCTGAAAGACCTTTGCACGTTTTAAGTAGCGTGGATAATCCACTGTTAGTTGATTCATCCGATGATACAACTGGAATTATTTTTAGAGATAACAACGCTTCTAATTCTATATTTTACAGAGGTAATGGTGATTACTTTTATACTAATTCTCAAAAGTTTGGTATTGGAACAGGAACGCCATCAAGTCAGCTTCACTTATATAGAAATGATACTAGCACTAATGAACTATTAATTGAAAACGATGGTACTGGGGATGCGGCTTTAAGTTTTAGAAGTGATAATAATACTGACGGAAATAATTTTGCTTCAATGTACTTTGATGCAAACGATGAAGGTAATAATAATACAAGATATGCTAAAATAAGAGCATTTATAGAAGATAATGCGGCTGGCGCTGAAGATGGTAAATTAGTATTTACTACTTTAACAGGAGCAAGCGATGTAAATCAACTTATACTAGATAGTTCAGGGGCAACTTTTGCAGGAGGCGTGGGTGTTGGTGGAATAACTCCTGGTGCTAGTGGTGGCTATGCAACTTTAGTAGCAAATGGAACATCTGCTTTGCCAGTTTTAGCATTAAGATCTTCAAGTGGTAAAGTAAGATTTGGGTTTTATGAAGGTGGCGCAGGAAGGTTTTATATAGACACACTAAATGGCTCTGATGGTCTTGCTTTTATAGATGGTGATGGTAGTAGTGAGAGATTAAGAATTGATTCAAGTGGAAGATTCTTTTTAGGTCATACTTCAACTTTACTTTCTTCATCAGAAAAGTTTTCTGTAAGTGCAGGTACAAATGGTATAAATGTTTTTTCAAATAGTTCAACTGGAAATGGTACTTTATATCTACAAAACACAAATACGTCTACAACTGACTGGCAGACTTATTTGATATTACAAGATGGTACTGGTAATAGAGGTCAAATGGGTATTTTTTATAATACTTCTACTCTAGGAATAGGTGGACACGGTGGTATAGAATTTAAAACTGGTGCAACAAGTTTAGCTAATGCGACAACTGCTTTAACTATAGACACTTCTCAAAATGCAACTTTTGCGGGTAATGTAGAGTTAGGTGATAGTACCAATATAAGCATGAGTAGTGGTGGTGCTGGTCAATTACAAGTTGAAGGTTCTGGTTATACGGGTGCAATTGCTTTAAATGCAACTGCTATGTATATCTATCACAATAGTAGTATTAGAGATTTAGTATTAGGAACAAATGAAACAGCTAGGTTAACTATAGCTGGTAACAGCGGTAACACGTCTATAACTGGTACATTTACAGCGGCAGGTGATGTTGTTGCTTTCTCTGATGAAAGACTAAAGTCTAACATAGAAACACTAGATGGCTCTAAGGTTTATGATATGAGAGGTGTTAGTTTCACGAAAGATAATAAAGATGGTAGTGGTGTTATAGCACAAGAATTAGAAAAAGTAGCACCAGAACTAGTAAACAATGACGGTGAATATAAGTCTGTAGCGTATGGTAACATTACAGGATATTTAATAGAAGCTATTAAAGATTTAAAAGCTGAAGTGGAAGAGTTAAAAAACGAATTAAAAAATAAATAATGACTATACCAAGCAGTGGATCATTAAGTTTAAATGGAATATACAATGAGTTAGATGATAACACATACCCTGGTAGTGCTACTAATTCTAATGTGTCTTTAACAAATTTATCTACTGGTGGTAATCCTCCTGGTGAAGCAATAAACCAATCTAGTTCTAGTAAACCAGATGGTAACACGCCGCACGCTATGAGTGAATTTCATGGGTACAGCCATGGAACAGCGCTGCCAGGCTTTACTTTATTTTACTTTGCTGGTAAAGCTACAGACGTAAGCTCTGTTTGTAGTTCATCGAATACAATTACTGTGTATTCTAGCACAGCAACTAGTGCATCAGATATTTTTTTAAATGAAAGAGTTATTTATCAAGACTCAGCAGGAACAACATTAGCGCCCTCATACTGGTATGCAGCTGGAACAAGCACCGGTGACAGGGCTGGAAAATGGTCAAACCTTGGTAGCGGCTCTTGGACAGTAACATCAACTTGTGGACAATGAATTATATATTTAACGAAAATAGTATTTACGATTTGGATTGCGATATGTGCGGAGAAAAAGGTACTTTAGTTATGCACGCAGATCATGCAGATTATGAAAACGCGGTAGCAGATTTTATTACATTTGAAGGTGCTACTATATTAGAAATAGGTTACGGCATGGGGTTATCAGCAAATCAAATACAAGCAAATAATCCGACTAAACATGTTATTATAGAAAAACATGAGCAGGTATATAATAACGCAGTTGCTTGGGCACAAGATAAAGATAACGTAGAGATTATATTAGGAGACTATAAAGATGTTATAAGCACATTAACAGATAAGTTTGATGGTGTATACCACTCAGCTGATAAAGAAACTAAAGGAGCTTTATTTAATTTTAAAAACGATATAAAAAGTTTATGTAACGAAAATTGTAAACTTGTTATGCTTAATTGGGATATGAATCAAGATATATTAAATAAAGCAAATTATAAAGAAATACAAACAACACAAGCATATAAAGATGCGTTTGGTGAATTACAAACATTTATAATATACACTACATTAATGAACAACAAATGGGAAAAAGTAAATGAAGATCCCGTTTATGTAAATTTAAAATAGTTATAAATACTGTAATAATAAAAATATAAAATTATGTTTAACAATTAAAATAGAGAATAATGGCTTTAGAAGGTAAATATACATACAAAGGTATCGATATTACAAAAGCATATGTTATGGTTACTAATGTAAATACTAGTAATTACATAGGTTCAGAAACTACTGAAAAAACTCCTAAGAAGTACAATGAAGACGGCTCTGTAAAAAGTGAAGCCGTTATGGAAACAAAGTGGGTAAAAAATCTTAGTGGTAACTGGAGCGCCGCTGTATATAAAGATAAAGATGCTAGAACAAATACGCCAAACGTAGTTATTGATAACATCAGTGGTAGTTTTGACGTTGACGTTAAAGCAAGTGGTAAAAATCCAGTAGTACAAGCGTACGCTGCGATTAAAGCATTAGACGCGTATAAAACTTATACAGACGCCTAGTGACATTAGCGTGTTAATAAACACGTTATTTATGTAATAATAATAAAGTAAATTTTAACTTAAATTAAATTAATTATGAATAAAAAAGTAGAAAAAATATCTGAAGATCATTTAAAAGAACTTCAAGGTCACGTTAATAAAATCAACCAAGCACAACTACAACTTGGTGGTTTAGAATCTCAGAAGCATAGCTTACTACATGCTGTAGTTAACATGCAAACTGAGTTAACTGAGTTTCAAAATAAACTAGAAGAAGAGTATGGTAAAGTAAGTATTAACATACAAGACGGTAGCATAGCTCCACTTCCTGAAGAAAACGTGCAAAATGAATCTGATACGCAAGATTAGTATTGGTAAAGATTATAAAAATGACGCGATGCATTACTCTGTAGGCCAAGAAGTCTACGGAGGGCACGTCATTTGTGATATACTAGAATCACCTACTAAATATAGTGTTTATATTAAAAAAAATAAAGAGGTATTACCTTGGAAAGATTTTAATAAAAACATGGCTGTATCAGTAGAGTATAATCTAAACTACTAATGAAAAGTATTTTTGATTTTGTAATAACACCACAAAATAAAAGATATAACAATACTAAAAAAATAGGTGACGTTGATTTAATTGTAAATACTGAAATACAAAACCATAAGTTTATAAGTCAACAAGCTAAAGTTTTATACACACCAACAGCTTTTAAAACTAATATAAAACCTGGTGATGATGTAATTGTACATCATAATATTTTTAGAAGATGGAGAGACGTGCGTGGCGAAGAAAAAAATAGTAAAAGCTTTATTGATGAGCAAACATATTTATGCCAACCGGATCAGCTATATCTTTATAAGCAAAACAATAAATGGCAAACCCAGCCAGGTTATTGCTTTGTTAAACCAATAAAAAATACAGACAAATATAGTTTAGATAAAGAGCAACCATTAATAGGTATTGTAAAATACGCTGGTGATGATTTAAATGCTATGGGCTTAAAAGAAAATGACTTAGTAGGCTTTTCACCACACAGTGAGTTTGAATTTATTGTTGATAATGAAAGGCTTTACAGGGTATTATTAAATTCAATTACAATTAAATATGAATATCAAGGACAAGAAGAAGAATATAATCCAAGCTGGCTACAAAGCAGTTGATGAATTAATTAAAGTTGCTAAAGAAGAAATTGTAGATACAGATGAAGATGTATCAGCTGATAGATTAAAAAACGCGGCAGCTACTAAAAAGCTAGCTATATTTGATGCTTTTGAAATATTAAATCGTATTGAAGAAGAAAAATCAATGCTTGATGGTAAACAAAAAGAAGAAACAAAACCTAAAGCATTTGGTGGTTTTGCTGAAAACAGATCAATATAATGTACAAACAAACGTTATATAGAATAATAAAACCTATAAAACAAACTACTTTATCAAGATTAAATAAAGGTAAGAAGTGGAAATATGGTTATAACAAAGAACATGATGTTGTTGTTATAAGTAAAACAGGGCAAATAGGTGATATATATGAAATACAAAATTTAAAAATAGCATTACCAAAGCAACCAAAGAAAATACAAAAATTTAGTAAAAACAAATGGGAAGTAACTGATTATCCTAAAGAACTAAATAAAATAAAAACGATATTTGACTGGCGTAACTATCCAGAAGATTTTAAAAACAAGTGGTACAATTATATTGAAGGTGAATTTAATAAACGCGATAATGGGTTTTGGTTTTATAATAAAAACAAACCTACTTATATTACTGGTACTAATTACATGTACTTGCAATGGACAAAGATTGATGTTGGACACCCTGATTTTAGAGAATCAAACAGGTTATTCTTTATATTTTGGGAAGCATGCAAAGCAGATGAAAGATCGTACGGTATGTGCTATGTTAAAAACAGACGATCAGGCTTTTCATTTATGGCATCTGGCGAAACAGTTAACATGGCAACCATATCAAGCGATGCAAGATTTGGTGTATTATCAAAGTCCGGTGCAGACGCTAAAAAAATGTTTACCGATAAAGTCGTACCAATATCTGTCAACTACCCGTTTTTCTTTAAACCAATACAAGACGGTATGGACAGACCAAAAACAGAACTTGCTTACAGAGTTCCAGCTTCAAAACTCACGAGGCGTAAAATGGTTTCAAATGAACCAACAGAAGAACTCGTTGGTCTCGATACCACTATTGACTGGAAAAACACTGGTGATAACGCTTATGACGGTGAAAAACTAAAACTACTTGTACACGATGAAAGTGGTAAGTGGGAAAGACCTGAAAATATTTTAAATAACTGGCGGGTTACTAAAACGTGTTTACGTTTAGGTAGTAGAATTATTGGTAAGTGTATGATGGGCTCAACGTGTAACGCTTTAGATAAAGGTGGTGATAATTTTAAAAAGCTATATAATAACTCTGACATAACAAAAAGAAATAAAAATGGCCAAACAAACTCTGGCTTGTATTCTTTTTTTATACCTATGGAGTGGAACTACGAAGGTTTTATAGATGAGTACGGTATGCCAGTATTTGAAACGCCACAAGAAGAAGTTTATGGACCATACGGTGATCTAATAGATTTAGGCGTTATAGAGCATTGGCAAAATGAAGCTGATGGTTTAAAGAACGATCAAGATGGTTTAAATGAATTTTACAGACAGTTTCCAAGAACAGAAGAACACGCGTTTAGAGATGAAACTAAAAACAGTATATTTAATTTAGTTAAAATATACGAACAAATAGATTATAACGACGGTGTTGAAACTACTTCTGCTGTAACTAAAGGTAATTTTCAGTGGGTTAATGGCGTGAAAGATACAAGTGTAATATTTTATCCTGATCAAAATGGTAGGTTTAATGTTAGCTGGATACCGCCAAGCCACATGCAAAATAAGATATTATTAAAGAACAACATTAAATATCCTGGTAACGAGCATATAGGTGCATTTGGTTGTGATAGTTATGATATATCAGGAACAGTTGATGGCAAAGGATCAAAAGGTGCTTTGCATGGTTTAACTAAATTTAGTATGGAAGAAGCTCCTACTAATCATTTCTTTTTAGAATATATAGCTAGACCAAGTACAGCTGAAATGTTTTTTGAAGATGTTTTAATGGCATTACATTTTTATGGTATGCCAATATTAGCAGAGAATAATAAACCACGTTTATTATATTATCTAAGAAGAAGAGGGTATAGGCAATATTCTATGAACAGGCCTGATAAATCTTTTAACAAACTCTCAACTGCTGAAAAAGAAATAGGTGGTATACCTAACTCAAGTGAAGATATAAAGCAAGCACACGCTGCTGCTATTGAAATGTACATACAAGATCACGTTGGTAAAAATGAAGCTGGCGAATATGGTTCAATGTACTTTAATAAAACTTTAAATGAGTGGTCTAGGTTTGATATTAATAAAAGAACAAAGTTTGATGCTACTATTAGTTCAGGTCTAGCAGTTATGGCATGCAATAGGCATTTATATTCGCCTAATGTAGAGAAGCAAAAAGCAAAAGTTAATTTAAGTTTTGCAAGATATACAAACACAGGAACAAGATCAAGAATAATTAAATAAGTATGGCCGAAAAAGCAATAAAAGGTTATTTTCCAAGTCAAGTCGTTAGCGATTTAGAGAAGTCAAGTAATGAATATGGGCTAAAGGTAGCTAAAGCTATTGAGCATGAATGGTTTGGTAAAGACACGGGTTTAAATAGATTTAAAACAAATCAAACTAGCTTTCATAAGTTAAGGCTATATGCAAGAGGTGAGCAGTCTGTACAAAAATATAAAGATGAATTATCTATTAATGGTGATTTATCTTATCTTAATTTAGACTGGAAGCCTGTACCTATTATACCTAAGTTTGTAGATATAGTAGTAAACGGTATAGCTGAAAGAACATATGATATAAAAGCATATTCACAAGATCCACATGGTGTTAGTAAAAGAACAGAATACATGGCGTCTATTGTTCGTGATATGCAAACAAAAGATTTAAACGAGTATGTTCAAGGTGCATTTGGTATTAATATGTTTGAAAGCGATCCAAACAATTTACCTGAAAACCAAGAAGAGCTACAACTTCATATGCAGCTTAATTATAAGCAAGCTGTAGAAATAGCAGAAGAACAAGCTATCAATACTTTATTTGAAGGTAATAAATACGAGTTAACTAAAAAACGTGTGTATTACGATTTAACTGTTTTAGGTATTGGTGCTGTTAAAAATAGCTTTAATACTTCAGAAGGTATAACTATAGACTATGTTGATCCTGCTAATTTAGTATATTCATATACAGAATCGCCTTATTTTGATGATATATATTATGCAGGCGAGGTAAAAAATATACCTATAAATGAACTTAAAAAACAATTTCCAGAACTAACAGACTCTGATCTTGAAGATATACAGCAGCAAGGTATTTATAATGATGGTTATTCAAACAGATCATCATACGAAAGAAGTAGTTTAGATAAAAACATTGTACAAGTTTTATATTTTAATTATAAGACATACGCAAACGAAGTTTATAAAGTAAAAGAAACATCAAGTGGTGCTACTAAGATGTTACAAAAAGATGATTCATTTAATGTGCCTGAGGGTGAAGAAAGATTTAGCAGGGTGTCTAATGCTTTAGAAGTTTTATATGAAGGTGTTTTAGTTGTTGGTAGCAAAAAATTATTAAAATGGGAGCTAGCTAAAAATATGGTTAGGCCAAAGAGTGATTACACGAAAGTAAAAATGAATTATGCTGTAGTCGCTCCGCGTATGTATAAAGGTAAAATAGAATCATTAGTTAGTAGAATAACAGGTTTTGCTGACATGATACAATTAACGCATTTAAAGCTACAGCAAGTAATGTCACGTATGGTACCAGATGGTGTATACATGGATGCGGATGGTTTAGCAGAAGTTGATTTAGGTAATGGCACAAACTATAATCCACAAGAAGCTTTAAATATGTTCTTTCAAACTGGTAGTGTTATTGGTAGATCATTAAACTCTGAAGGTGACATGAATCCAGGTAGAGTACCAATACAAGAAATAGCTAGTGGTAATGGTGGCGCTAAGTTACAAAGCTTAATCAGTACGTATAATTATTATTTACAAATGATAAGAGACGTGACTGGTTTAAATGAAGCAAGAGATGGTAGTACACCAGATAAAAACGCTTTAGTAGGTGTACAAAAGTTAGCAGCAGCTAATAGTAATACAGCAACCAGGCATATATTACAAGGTGGTTTATTTTTAACTACTGAGTTAGCAGAGTGTATATCATTAAGAATATCAGATATACTAGAATACTCGCCAACAAAAGATGCTTTTATTCAAGCTATTGGTGCGCATAACGTAGGTACTTTAGAAGAAATGAGTACGTTACATTTATACGACTTTGGTATATTTATTGAATTATCACCTGACGAAGAGCAAAAGCAGTTACTAGAAAACAACATACAAGTAGCATTAGCACAAAAGAATATAGAGCTTGAAGATGCTATAGATGTTAGAGAAATTAAAAATTTAAAGTTAGCTAATCAGCTTCTTAAATTAAGAAGAAAAAAGAAAATTGAAAGGGATCAAATGATCCAACAACAAAACATACAAGCTCAAGCACAAGCAAACGCGCAAGCACAGCAAGTTGCAGCACAAGCAGAAGTACAAAAACAGCAAGCGTTAACGCAAAATCAACTACAACTTGAGCAAGCTAAGTCGCAGCTTAGTACGCAAAAGCTACAAAGCGAGGCATTGTTGAAAAAAGAATTAATGAATCATGAGTTTCAAATTAATATGAGATTAAAAGAAATGGAGATTGAAGCATTAAAAACCAAAGAGTCTAACAAGGAAGATCGTAAAGATGAACGTACTAGAATACAAGCATCACAACAGTCTGAATTAATAGAGCAAAGAAAAAATAATACACCACCTAAAAAATTTGAAAGTACAAGTAATGATATACTTAGTGGTGATTTTGATTTAGGCATGTTTGAGCCTAGATAATTGTTTAATTTTATAATATTATATTATGGCAGATAAAAATGTAAAGACAAATGAAGAGGTTGTCGAACAAGTTGAAGAGACTAAAGAGCAACCTACTAAAGATGAAAAGGTTACATTTAAAGTAAAGCCTCGTATTAAAAAAAATACAGACGAGGTGCTAAAGGTAGATTTAAGAAAAAAACCTGAGCAAGAAGAAAATGTAGCTGAAGAAAAAGTTGAAGAAGCTACTGAAGAAAAAGTAGAAGAACAAACTGAAGCTGTTTTAGAAGAAATAAAAGATGAAACAGAAACTACTGAAGAGCAGGAAGAAAAACCTGTTATTGAAGAAGTAACTGAAGAAGAAAATAAAACAGAAACACAAGAAGAAAATGTAGAAACAGTTGAGCAAACTGAGCAAACGCCAGAGCAACCAGCTGTTGAATTACCAGAAAACGTGGATAAACTAGTAAAGTTTATGGAAGAAACTGGTGGCGACATTGAGGATTACGTAAAGCTAAATGCTGATTATAGTAAGTACGATGATCAAGCTATGCTTAGAGAATATTACAGGCAGACAAAACCTCATTTAACATCATCTGAAATAGATTTTTTAATTGAAGATGATTTTACATACGATGAAGAGGTTGATGATCCAAAAGATGTTAAAAGAAAGAAATTGGCTTTCAAAGAGCAAGTTGCTTCTGCCAGAGGCCATATGGATAAATTAAAATCCAGTTACTATGCGGAAATTAAGAGCGGGGTTAAGTTAACTCCAGAACAACAAAAGGCTGTTGATTTCTTTAATAGATATAACAACGAGAAGCAAGAGAGTGATAAACTCCTTAATGAACAACAACAAACTTTTCAAAATAAAACTAACGAATTATTTAAATCTGATTTTAAAGGTTTTGAATATAATGTTGGTGATAAGAGATACAGGTTTAATGTTAAAAATGCTGAAGAGGTAAAAACACAACAGAGTGATATAAACAATTTTGTTAAACGTTTTGTTGATAAAAAAAATATGATGAGTGATGCTAGTGGTTATCATAAGTCATTATTTACCGCAATGAATGCTGATGCTGTAGCTAATCATTTTTATGAGCAAGGTAAAGCAGACGGTATTAAACAAAGCATGGCTAACGCTAAAAATGTAGATATGACACCAAGAACAGCAGCACAAGATGTTGAAGCTGGTGGAATAAAAGTTAGGGCAATAAGCGGTGATAACAACTCAAGACTTCGAGTTAAAGTACGTAAATAAGTTTAACAATTTTAAATTAATTAAAAAATGGCAGTAATAACTCCAAGTGCTGGTGCGAATTTAAATTCTGTACCTGCACCGGTAAAACAAACGCTATCATCAAATTATATAGACTTTACTGCGTCTGGCACAGCAGGTTGGGCACAGCAATATTTACCTGATTTGATAGAAGCGGAAGCTGAGGTATTCGGAAAAAGAACTATCTCTGGCTTTTTAGAAATGGTCGGCGCTGAAGAAGCAATGACATCAGACCAAGTAATTTGGTCAGAGCAAGGTAGATTACACATCTCTCTTTCTGCGACTGTAGCAAATGCAAGCATTAACAAAATTGAGTTTGCAGGTGGTGTATCGCATCAAATTAGAGTTGGTGATACTATACTAGTACACAAAGCAGCTAAAACAGTAAAATGTTTTGTGTCTGCACTTTCACCTGATGGTGGAAATACAATTACAGCGCTTCCTTACTCAATCGAAAACTTAGCAACAGGTTCAGCTTTCGCTAATGCTGACGATGTAACTATATTAGTTTACGGTTCTGAGTTTGCAAAAGGTGTAGCTGGTAGAACTGAAGCTATAACTCCTTCATTCAAATCATTTACTAACAAACCAATCATCATTAAAGATATGTATCAGGTTTCAGGATCTGACGCTTCTCAAGTAGGTTGGGTTGAAGTAACTGGCGAAGATGGACAAAATGGTTTCTTATGGTATCTAAAAGCAGAAGGTGACACAAGATCAAGATTTACTGATTACTTAGAAATGTCACTAGTAGAAGCTGAGAAAAAAGATTCTACAGCAGCGGCTG